TTGCTAACAGTCGCAGCAACGGTAGTCGCAACTGACAAGACATCATTAAGCACCGCGAGTGCATTAGTCATGTAACTTACCTCGTTTTAATAACTGCTGACGTTGTTCTATCTTGGCAATAATACGGTTTGCCAAGTCTTCTGAATTCTCACCAGCCAATTGATTAATCGTGATGCTGACACTCATAGCAGACGAACTGGAAACCGCCGCGCCTTGTGATGGAGCAGGTGGTCTGGCGGTTGCACCTGTTAAATCCATGCCTGCATCAAAGGCACGTGTCACACCTTGCGCGGTTTTAACACTCTCACCAATCGGCTCACTGCTTGATTGTGCCAAGCCGATCTGTAGGCCCTGATTGATAAAGGCGCGTGTCACACCTTGCGCGGTTTTAACACTCTCACCAATCGGCTCACTGCTTGATTGTGCCAAGCCGATCTGTAGGCCCTGATTGATAAAGCCGCCTAACTCAGCAAATACCCGACTAGGTGAATGAATGCCCAACACACCCTGAAAGCTGGTTTTAATCTCACTCGCCATAGCAGATACGCGAGCTTTGACATTAGCAAAACCTACTGATAAACCACCCAGTAAACCCTCCATAATTTGACTGCCGATAGTGGCGAATCCAGATACTAAGCTCTGTCCAGCCGCCATAAGTTGTGAGAAATAACCCACCCCTATCGCTACTGCCTGCCCAATCACCGTGCCGATAATCAGAAAGGCTTGTGCCAACGTACCAACGACTGAGATTAATGCGGTAATAGCCGACCCTAATACCATGCCAAATTGTCTACCCGACTCACCAGCCGCCGACAATTCCGCACTGGTAGCGTTTAAAGGCATAAACAACTGCCCAATCCAACTAATTAAACCACTCAGTGCAGAACCAATAGCACTAAATAAGGGTTGCAAAGGTGCTAAGGATTCCAAGACAGGGGCTAAACCCATTTTTATCCCATCCCATAAACCAATGGTAAAGGCTTTAATCGGCTCCCAATATTTAACAACTGCCACAGCTAAGGCAGCAACACCGATAATCAATAGACCAATTGGGTTTGCTGTAATCGCCGCATTCCAGAGCCATTGTGCAGCGGTCGCAATAGCCGTCCCTGCTGCCAATGCTTTTTGTTGAACAGCCAAGGCGGTACTGGCAATCGCATGACCCACCAGTGCGGCATTGGCTCGCATGGTTGATAATCTGAAAAAATCAAACGCTGCTTTGCCGAAGATCAGCGCGTCACTCAACAACGTCCAGCCAAACTTGGCAAGCAAGCTAACTACTTTAAATGCAAATAGCGCGGCAGAAGTTTTGACAATAAAGCCAGTGACCACAGGGAACTTTTCCAAGCCGACACTAAAATCATTAAGAAAATTAGTCATCCCCAAGGCGATACTGGTAATTGACGGCAATAAAACATTACCTAGCACAATGCCCAACTCAGAAAATGAGGACATCATGAGTTTTACCGCGCCTGTAGTCGTGTTATTCATCGTGTCTGCCATTTTTTTGGCAGCCCCTTCTGAATTGCTCACATTTGTAATCATCTCGCCTAACTGACCATCACTTGCCGCTTTTCCCAGTTGCAAAAATGCAGTCGAAGCCTCGACACCGAATATTTTTGCATAAGCACCCAGTCTATCCTTGTCGCCCATTTTCGAGGTCGCCTTGTCCATCTCTTTCAAAATGGTTGGCATATCCCTGAAATTACCATTGGCATCCGCAACAGCAATGCCCAGTTCCTCTAACGCCTTTTTAGCTTTTTTTGGTGCTACGGCTAGCCGAATAAAGCCCATACGCAAAGCTGTACCTGCCTGCGAGCCTTTAATGCCACGATTCGATAGGGTTGCCAGCATCCCGTTGGTTTGCTCAAACGAGACATTCACCGCAGAAGCCACCCCACCAACATACTTTAGTGATTCACCGATACCCTGAACTGAGGTTGTGCTTAGGTTAGCTGTTTTAACCAAAATGTCTGAGACGTGGCTCATTTTTTCCATTTTGATACCGTAGCCATGCATTATTTCAGCAGTCAATTCGGCGGTTTCTCCCAGTTCCATGTGTGAGGCAGCGGCAATACTTAATACTGTTGGCGTAGCAGCCATAATATTTTGCGCATTCATCCCTGCTTTAGCTAATGCAATCTGTGCGTCTGCCGCCTCCAGTGCAGAAAACTTGGTGTCTCGTCCCATCTGCCGTGCCTGAGCAGCCAGTTTTACAGTCGTATCATCGATAGTCGCGCCCAACTCTGCCATTTTGCTTTCAAAGTTCATGGCAGTACGGATTGGAACAAGAAACGCAGCACCCAACGCCAACACGCCCATCGTCTCGCCCATCAACTCACCGCGACGATTGCAGTTATTATCCAGTTGCTGCCGACGTTGTAACTGACGCGCTAACCGCTCTTCGGATTGCCCTAGTCGCTGGTTTTCACCCGCCAGATCATGAAGCTCCAAGCCTAATCGTTGAGCAGCCTGTCTGGCTTGTTCAAGCTCCTGTTCAACGCGATTAATATCAGCAGCCAACGCGGTATCACTCGCGCCTGTTTGCTGTTGTTGTGTTCTAAGCTGTGCAAGCTGTGTCGTTAGCCGTTGCACCTCCGCACCCGCATCACGCGCAAGCCGAATTCTGGCAAGCTTCTCACCTAGCTGTTGTGCCTGGCGTGAGGCATTACCAAACGCGCTACCGACACTGCCATCGAGAGCTGCTCCAATGATAATACCCAGCGAGATTTTACTTGCCATAACTCAGTCACTAATAAAGGTAAAAAAAAGCCTGATAAGCCAAAGACCTACCAGGCTTTAGGGAGCGCGTCTTTTAATGCAGCTACCCACAAAACAAGCTCATCACAAGACAGGTCTACTAATTCATTCAGCCCCCAGCCTGTTCTGGTTGCGACAAACGCACAATAGTTGCGTGCCGTTTTAGGGCTTAGGACAAAAAACCACTATAGGCTTCTTGCAATTGCTTATAGTCCAACATATCCAGAGCTTCAATCTGCCTGGTCGTCACTTCACACAAATTGGCAAACAGAAAAATTTCCTGTTCCGCATCACTGCCTTTAATTTTTTGCGCTGCCAGTGAATCACGCACCTTAACGCGGCGCATAGTGAGCTTGTCGGCTGATTTCAGCGGGTATTTCAATGTGATTTCAACACTGTCAGTGGTTTGAGTGTCTTCTTCTTGTATGGTTGCAACCATGTTAGTTAGCCTCTTTAGATTTCTTGGCGGGTTCAGGAGTAGGTTCTTTTGTTTTTAATTGCACAGAGCCATTAAGCAATAAATACTTGGCTTGCCGCGCATTTAATAACACAGTGTCGCCAATAATATGTTGCTCATAAGCCTTTAAAACAGTGTATTCATTCATATTAAACGACCTTTAAAGACCTAAGTTAGCGCGTTGCGTTGCCAGTTGATCCACGCCACCGATAATACGGATCATGTTCGGCACATCAATTTCGTGGATCACTTCACCACCGACCGTTAGCTTGTAATAGCGTAATGCCACCGAGAGTTTCAATGTGGCTTTATCGCCTGGTTTCCAGCTTCCGCCATCCACTTCTTTAATCATGCCGCGACAATTAATGATAACGCCTGTTTCTGTACCGTCCTCAGAACTCAGTGAGCCACGAATCGTCAACGGCTTAATATTGCCCGACGACAGACCATAGAGCTTCAGGATTTCTTTATCAAAGCGGGTCAGGGTAAAGTCCATCTCCAGCTTTTCCATACCCATTTCAACTTCAACAGGTGCGTCCATCCCGCCATTTCTAAACTCTTCCGTTTTGGAAGTCAGCTTAGGGAGAGTGATTTCTTCAATGTTGCCAGCCTGACCGCGACCATCAACAAAGAGATTCATATTTTTTAAAATACCATCTAACATAAATACCTCTATTGCAATAAAGACCTGCGAGGTTTTAAAAACCTCGCAGGTCTAATAACGTTAAGCAAACAAATCTTTGATGTAATCATTGACTAAGTGGCTACGGAACACGATATGTTCAGAAGGGTAAACAGCCGTAAAGTCAAAATCAAAATACACAATACCCTGTGAAATTTGGTCAGGTGCGTTCAGCGCAGGATCAGCCCAACACTTACCGCCCAGGATTGCACCCACCAGGGTTAAATGTCGTAGGTAAGCATTGACACCCTCAGTCACATCTTCGATATAGGTCTTGGTGATATTTCTATCAACAGCCCATAAATGCCCACGCAATAAGGATTCATGAATCATATCGGCAATTCTGACCACCGATAAAAACGCCCACTTCGGATCAGATGAACAGGTACGATTGCCCCATAAGCGATAACCGTCTTTTTGAATAATCGTGGCAACTTCGTTTTCGTTTAAGTAATTAGCGCGAGAGTTCACATCACCTAACGCAAAATCGATTTTTCTGGCAGTACCCAAAATACCGTACATCTCACGGTTAGACGGCGACCACCAAAAGCCGCGTTCATTGTCCGACTTGGAGATAATGCCAGCGACCCGTGCAGAGGCAGGTTGATTGATTTCAGAATTCGATACCGTGTCCCACACCTTAACTTGCGGATCAACAATATAAACGCGCTTAGAGCCAAAATTCTCACGATAACTAATGGCGGCAGCATCGGTTGAGTTAGGGCCATCAGCAATAATCACAGCGCGTAAGCTGTCAGCAATGCTCAATAACTCAGTAATCAGTGCTTGCTCATGGCTAAAGCCAGGCGCAACTAAAATACGCGGTACAACTTTAACTGCTGTTTCAGCATCTAAAAACGCCTGTACCCCAGTACGATGACCACCAACATCCACACCACCGATTAAATTCGATAAGGTTGCAGCGGCATCCACACCTTCAGTCACACGAATAACAACAATCATTGCCCCAGACTGGTCAAAGATAGCATCAATCGCATCGGGTAACGTGCCTTGCTTATCGCCAACTGTATCCAGTTTTGCACCTTCCACACGATTACCTGCTACTAACACAGGTGTATTCAATGGAAAGGCATCATCCGCACCATTGATTAACGGCTTGGCTTTCACAGTTGCAGCAACTGCCACAGCACCTGTGGACGCGCCCGTATTGGCAACGGTCACTAATGAATTGGCTTGAACGTGGGCAGTGATAGCGGTAATGATTTGCGCGGCTGTGGTGGTAATTGCACCCGCACTACTGGTAGCCAAACTAACAACAATCGCCGTTAATGACACGGCGATTGATAAGGTCTGACTATTGGCTTTAGGGTCTTTGAGATGAATAGTAATATTATTGCCCGCCTTTCCAGCAGTAATCGCTGACCATGTTAAGGCATTATTACTCGCAACAACGCCCGTGTTTAAACTGGCGATTACCGCAGGTGCAGAATTGGGTGCAGTACCGATAAGCCCAATAACGCTAGACTTAACGGTGGTAATAGGACGGCTACCGTCATCGACTTCAACTATTTCAACGCCGTGTAAGAATTGTTCTGGCATTAGATTATCTCAATATAAAAAGAATTAGAATTAGAATTAGCCTATACCTTAGTTTTCATTCCCAAATAGTGATAGTAAAGCAGTTTATAATTATACCTAGACAAACAGGTCATCTATTTGTTCGTCTGAAAAGTCCATTTGACTACTTAAAAATTCTATTAAAATAGGGTCTAAACGATGAAAATCTGGCGCATCCTGCCACAAAATTTTTATCTTACGATCATCTGGCAGTTCCATGATTTTATAATTAACACCATTAAAAAGCCCTTTATCTATCAATTTCAGCTTTAAGGCATCTCGTCTCAAAACCATTGTTTTTCTTTTTTCATCGATGCTTTGCACAGGCTCTGGTGAAGGTGTCCATACAAGCCATTTTTCACCGTCATAAATAGCGTGACTAGGTAGCTCAACGACTGGTGGTTTCTTTTCAGTTGAGTTTATTCTAAAAATAGGGTCGCCAGTTATCTCACAGCAATATGCGGGTGAACATCCGACATACACACCTGATTCATCATAATCATAAAGCATTAAATTCATGTTCCCGACCTCAATTAGTATTTAATGATGTAC